ATATAAGAAATTGCACCTCCTGTTGATTTATCCATCATTTTGGCTTCAATGGTTATTTTACTTGCCCAATCAATTGGCTGTGCAGGATCAATATGATAACTGTTTGTTACATAATCATGATCTGTACCTCCTTCTACCTCACCAAAATCTCTCTTTAAAGAGTCCGAGAATTTCTGTACGAGATTCTCTTCCGGTGTGCCATATGTAGAAGTATTCAACCACGAATTTGGATCCTTAGGGTCCATTAATCTTGTGTGCCATTCATCGTGCTTTTTATTAAAGAAATTCAAAATCTCATTTGCAAAAGATTGATCCTCTGTAAGCTTCTTACCTGTCATATAAAGTTGTGTTTCCCACAAACCTACATAACCTAAAGAGTATGTACAACGAGGGCCAACAATCATATGGTTCCAAGTCTCATCATCATTAAGGCGCATCAAACCACCATTCTGTCTCAAAATTGGGGCTGCATCACTTGGGGCATCTTTTAGTGATTCATACCTCTTTACCAAGGCCCTATAAGCAAGTTCACAACGCTGATCAAGTATTCTCCAGAACTCCGCTTTATTACCATGTGATTCAAGAGCTACGTGAGGTACATTAATTGTTACTACACCCCCATTAAAAAAGCCCCAGTACTTTGGTCTACATACAAGTTTGATTCTTCCGTTTTCTTCTTCAAAGTGATCAATCTCATTTACATCACCTTTGTAATAACCTTCGAGTCTGAGGAACATCCTGAACTTAAAGTTATTATTATCCTTCTTGGACATTTCGTAAAGTTCTTTTACTGTAAATGTATCCTTGTAACCTCTGTTAAATGCTACTTTTTCATCATCGTAAAGAGGATCAGGTGTATAGGGAGTGGCGAAAGAGCGGCAGTTATGGGTGTACACTCCATCTACGTCAAAGTGTTCACTTTCCGTTTCAAAGTCATAACTGTATTCATAGTCTGACCCAGCAGTAAATTCTGCCAACACCTCCCCCTCTTCCATATATAACCTTTTTATGGAATGGATATTTCCCTCCAATTTTATTTTAAGAGGTTCCTCAAAAACAATTTCATTTCCATTTATATTTTCCTTGAACTTATCCCATAAGACCTTTGTGTTCATAATAAAATCTCCTTAGTATCTTAAAACCAATTTTTTCTAATTTTTTAGCCTCACAATTCCCCTTTTTAAGGTGAAAATGATCTGCACAATCCTGTAAGGATAACCCTATGAAGATTTCTCCAGTTTGTAAATTCTGAATCTCAACTGCACCCATATAATTACATTTGTAATTTGTAAAGGTCCCAAAATCCTCATTTGGTCTTTTAAAAGCAAATCTTTTTTCAAAAAGTGTTTGCCTTTTTAATTCTTCATTTTGGGCTATTCTATTTCTTATCTTAGTTGTTGTAATTTTGGAATAACCCAAACCCCTTATATAATCCGCACATTTTTCTGCGGATTCAAAACTTTTTATTTTATCCTCTTTTAGGTCTTTCATGTCAACTGGAACAGATCTCCAATTTTTAGAGCCTGAGGTGGATTCACTTATCTTTTTAGAAATATTATCTAATTCCTCTTTGGTTTTAAATTGATATGTGTTTCCACCTTCCCCTCCAATTGTTAAATTATAGCCTACTTTTGGGTCATTGGAATTTAATTTGGAAATCCAAAACTTTTCTTTTTCATTTAGCATTTCCTTTGTAGGAATATTTGTTTCTAAAACTTCTAAAGAAAAATTTTCAAAACCATCTTTTCTCATTGCAGAATATAAATGGTTGTTATAAACTCCTCTTTTACAAGTAGCTATATGACCTCTGAACCTTTCTAAGGCACCTCCTTTTAATGTGGTTTGCCCTACATAGATTTTACCGTTTAAGTTATTTGTGATTTTGTATATTTCATTCATAACTTAATTAGTGGAATCTAAAAGTGGCAAAATGTGGACTCTTTGCCACCTCAATCTAAAAGTTCAAATTCTACAGAGGAGTTTATATCCTCGTGGGATTTTATATTTGTTATTGCGGAAATTTTACAGGGAACAATTCCATTATCCTTAGAGACATACAATTCATCTCCATCTTTCAAATCCTTTGTGAATACACTATCCTTTTCTGTAGTTGTGTGAGGATGATTATCAGTACATCTCAAAGAGTGACCGTCATTTAATACAACCTCTCTCCAACCTGAAGGATCTGCTACATTCCTAATTAATTTCTTAACTCTTACAAAGTTACCTACTTTAGAATCAAATACAGAAAGGTCTACATTTGATAAATCCAAATATTTGTTAGGATTTCCCTCTTCAAATTGATCTAGCTCCTCTGTATTAGTTTTTATTAACTCATACAATTGTCCAAAAGGTATTGTAAGATTCTCACCCTCGTACATTACTTTGACCACGGAATCCTTATCCAAACATCCCATGCACGGCCAAGTATGATTTGTATGTTTAACTTTCTTTTGAACTTTTGCAGAAATAAAATCTGGGGCCATTGTTTTAGCAGCACTCTCTGCAGCTAATTTTGTTAAGTACCAGTTTTCTGTTTCAGGTGAGTGATTTCTTTCATCTAAGAAGTAAAGCAATTTTGGGAATACTACAGGTACAAGGTTTCCGTGCTTATCTGGAATACCCTTAATACGCTGTTTAAGAACTTCTTCAAATACAAGTTTTGTATCTGCTTCCCACTGTTTATCACCTTCACAATCCTCAAGATTCATTGACATTGAAATGAAAGGGGTCTGTCCGTTTGAACAAAGAATAGTAAGTACTTGATACTGGAAAGTTTTTACACCACTCTTAATTTCCCTTCTAATTCTTAACTCAACCTTACGTTTAATATTTTCTACTTCTTCTTTGCTGAGTTTCATAGAAAGGTATTCATAATAATCCTCTGCCTTTGTATCTTCGTTTCTTACAAATTGGAAAATTGGATTTCCTTCCTCGTCAATGTAGTCTTCCTCAACAACTTCCTCTATGAGAGATAACCTAGAAGTCTGTATTGATCTTGCAATGTGGGCCCAAGACATTGTCTGCCCTCCATACTGCTGTCCTGCTGTTTGGGCTGCTACCTGGGATGCAAGTGTACATTCTGTTTTGAAACCCTGTGTTGTTTTATGGATAGGTGTGCCGTTCATAGCAAAACCATTTTCTGCCATATCCTTGTAATAAACCAAACAACAGTTACTCATTTTTTGAACAGGGGAATAATCCATGTCGTGGAAGTGAATTAAACCTTTATTATGTCCATCTACAATATCCTTAGGCAATTGTTTCTTTCCGATGGCCTTACATTCCTCCCCTGAAATATAATCCCTCTGAACTGCTAATACTCTAGGATTTTTGTTTGCATTATCCTGTTTTACTGCTTCGTTTGTGTAATTACAAACTGTAATAATTTTCTCTTCTGTTTCTGTATATTTCTTTTGAGCTTTTTTATCTTGTCTGAATTTAATAAATGAATCAGCAACTTCAAAATAATTAAAGTTCATAAAGGCATCTCGGATTTTATCCTGGACTGTCTCTACTGATACCGTACCGAAATTTGATAGGGATTCTAGGACATATTGGTAAATTCTGTTGATGTCCTCATCTGATTTGATTCTATCAATACCTTGAACTGAATTGTTTGCTAATTTGATGACGCGAAGGATTTTCTCAGGCGAAAAGTCTTGCTCTTCCCCGTTACGTTTTATGATTTTCATTTTTACCCCTTTCTATTACCCAACTCTGAAAATTATATATAGCTGTGCTGGTACCAATTTTCAAGTTCGGTTTAAGATGTAATATTTGTTAACAATTTAAATAGTGCAAATTGATAAAAATATTATAGTGTTTCAAGCTGTCAAATAAAATATACAAACTAATTTTTAATATGAGTGATGAGTCTCTTATTTTTGAACCTGGTTTTTATACTAAGGTACGTTTGGATGATGAAGGAAGAATTGTAGATGCAACTGATTTGGAGGAGGATGATCTTCCAAAACACAAGCATAAAATTGAGGATATAAGAGAAGGTCTTACCAACGAAATTCTCGAAGTCATTTCTAAATTATTTATCAACAGTGGATCTACAGCAGTAAAATTTACATATGATCCAAAAATCAAAAAAGTATTTGCGGATGTAAATATTGACGAAGACACCATCATTAAAAATGAATACGGCCAATTGGAATCCACTGCTACAGGGGAAGGAAGTTCCTCTGGGGGAATCACTCAAGAAGATTTAGCCAAAGTAGATAAAAAATTAGAAAATGTAAAAGAAGATTTAATGCAAGAAGTTATGAAAACCCTTGCACACATTTTAGTAAGTAACCCAGATTCTGCTGTTAAGTTTATTTGGGATGACAAATTAAAAATTTATACAGCTGATGTTAGGATAGATGATACTTCCATTATTAAAAATGAATATGGGGAACTTCAAAGCAATGGAGGTGGTGGAGGAGGATCCGCAGAATGTGGTAACCATACTCACACAACTGATCAAATTTCTGATTTTGAAAAAGCTGTTATAAATATCTTTAATAACTTTAGTAAAACATTGGAATTTGATCTTTCAAAATATATAGATGGATCCACCATTAAAATTAATGATGAGGGTCAACTTGTTGCCGTAAGAACTGCACTAGAAAGACACACTCATTCATTGAAAGAAATAGTTGATTATGTAGCCCCTGATCCTGCTGCATTACAACCAATGAAGGATCTGGGGGATGATGTAGACTATTCCAAAGGTGTTATAAACTTTGAAAAATTGAACATTGGTTTCTCCATCCTGGCTTTATCAGAATACTTAAATAATGTAACAAATAAGAAAATAGAAAATCTTTCCAAAAGAATTGATGAAATAAATTTGAGTAATGATAGTAGTACAGGGGCCTGTACACTATCTGTGGATGAAAATTCTATCTCAAATATTTTATTTGACAAGGAGTCCAATTTTTATAGAGAAGTTTATTACTCTAAATCATTAAATCTTATTTTTGATTACGTTCCAATATTAACAGGAAATATCATATTATTAAAAAATGGAAAAGAGGTAGAAAAGGCTGATGTAGAATCCTTTACTTTGGCCGGTTCTAAAGTTGGTTCTTTTACTGTGGATAGAGTTTATAAAAAGAAAAGTTTCTATGCAAAGGTATTAAGAATTGATGTTTCTAATTATTGCAATTCAGAAGGTTCTTGTACATTCCAATTAAAATTTGAAAGTGGAAGTTCTGAGGATTATTCAAACAAAATAATTGTTTTCTTTACTCCAATTAAGGAAATGGAATATACTTGGGAAGACATTTCTAAAATACATACAGTGGGTGCTACTGATTTTTATGATGTGGGTTCTCCTAGAAGATATAAGGTTTCCATAAAAGATTTTGACAAGTTAAGATTTGTAAACAATTCCGGTAAATTCGTAGATGGTGTATTTACTGGAGTAGAAGCCGAAAGTTTTAATTTAAAATTAAATAACCTCTTTAATGAAAGTCAATTGGAAATTAAATTTCCTCTAGAGGAAGAAGACAGCAACAGTGAATTATATGGTTGGAGAAAGGACATATTATTTGCGGATATTATAAATGATACAATTTATCCAAAAGGTGAATGCGATTGTTCCTTTGAAATACCAAATAGCCAAAATTATAATTCCTTAAAAATATCAGGAATAGATTTGAGTCTTTGTCAATTAAGGAAGGATAAATTAACAGCTAATGGTAACAAAATAGTTTCAAACAGAACCGATTGCGGAAGAATTCCATTAGATACTGAAAATTATGGTATAATATCATTTTTAAATAATTATGATTCAGGAAAGGAGAACATGGTGTTGCATATAAAAAGTAAGGACCCTGTTGATTTGAAAAATTTAAAAATAGAAAAAATGGAGGTTTAATAATATGCATTCTAGATATGATCTTATGAGAGCCAGTAGTGTGGAGGACATCGACGGAGTTCAATTTCCAGACCCTCTTACAGTAGACTACAATAGCTTTTTAGAAAATGAAAGAGTTTTACCTGAAACTTATACCTTCACAAGACCTGATTTGAAAAAGCTTTGGAAAAAGTATTATGAGAATACTAATAAAGATCGGAA